ACACCGATTGGCCCCGGTGAGTTCCGTGATGTGGATGTGCCTAGTGGTTCCATCCGCGACAACATCATGCCGCTACCATATAAAGAGCCTTCCCAGACCCTACTGGCGTTGTTGAACCGTATTACTGAAGAAGGTCGTCGTCTGGGTGCAATCTCAGACATGAATATCAGTGATATGAGCGCCAACGCGCCAGTAGGGACTACTCTTGCTCTGCTGGAGCGCACACTCAAGCCGATGGCTGCGGTACAAGCTCGTGTTCATTACGCGATGAAACAGGAGTTCAAATTACTGCGGGCGATCATTTCTGAGTATGCACCAGAAGAATATGGGTATGTCCCCAACCGTGGTGAACCCCGCGCTAGGCAGATGGATTATGCGATTACTGATGTAATCCCTGTAAGCGACCCCAACAATACTACGTTGGCCCAGCGTGTGGTTCAGTACCAAGCCGTGTTGCAGATGGCGCAACAGGCACCGCAGATATACGACCTCCCCCAGCTACACCGCCAAATGATCGAAGTTCTTGGAATAAAGAATGCTGAGAAACTTGTACCGACAAGCGATGACTTACCTCCGGTTGACCCAGTAAGTGAAAACATGAACGCGCTGGTTGGTAAGCCCATGAAGGCGTTTATCTACCAAGACCATCAGGCGCATATCGCTACTCACCAGTCATTTATGCAAGACCCACAGATTGCCGCGATGATTGGACAAAACCCAGCGGCCCAGCAGATTATGGGATCACTGCAAGCGCATATAGCCGAGCACATGGCGTTTGAATATCGTCGCCAGATAGAAGAAAAACTGGGTGCTCCGCTGCCCGCGCCTAACGAGGAGTTACCGGAAGATATTGAAGTGCTTCTCGCTCAGACTATGGCACAGGCAAGTACACAGTTGACCCAACAGAAACAGGCAGAAGCGGCGCAACAGGCAGCACAACAGCAAGCCCAAGACCCGGTAATCCAGATGCAACAGCAAGAACTAGCTATTAAACAGGCTGAAATACAGCGCAAAGCACAGAAAGACCAAGCAGACGCGCAGATAGCAGCGGCTAAACTACAGCTTGAGGAGAAGAAAGCAAACACTACCATGTCTCTTGAAGCAAGCCGTATAGCCGCGCAGACAGACCAAGCCAATGCCAAACGGGACTTGGATGAAGCTAAAGCACTTATTGACTTAGCAAAAGCCCAGCAGGTGAACAGAGGTGGCTAAAAAAGCAGAACGCAATACCTATGAAATGTTGCAGGAAGGTAAAAGTGTCAAAGGCACATCTATTGGTGGCGGTGCAACTAAAAGAAGCACAATGAGTAAAGACCAGAAGCGTAATTACAAGAAGTACAAGGGCCAAGGTAGGTAGTTTTGTACGTTGAACCACAGAACAGGAAATGTAAAAACTGCGAAGTAGTAAAGCCGTTAGACGCGTTTGAACCACAACGTCGAATATGCAGAGTATGTAAAGAAATAAAAGCTCGTATAAAGCAGTCCTCCACACCAGAAGGTTTTTTAACTTCTTTATACACACACGCTAAATACACATACACAAGCAGGAAACACAATAGAAGTCACCCGAACAAAACGGATTTTGCGATTACAAAACAAGATTTAATTGACTTGTGGTACAAACAGAACGGTAGGTGTGCAATATCTGGTGTTGTGATGACCCACCATAAAGACGGTGGTGGGCGAAAAGATTTTAACGCAAGCATAGACCGGATAATTCCACACGAAGCCTATACGCCAGAAAACATACAGTTGGTTGCTGGAAGAATTAATTTTATAAAACACGAGCTTCCGGAAGATTTATTACATTGGTGGGTACGCACAATATACGAACATCAAAAGTTTGGGGAGAAACCTAGCGATAATGGCGAAGACAGTATTTGAGGTATTAAGAGAAAAACTACAAGAGCAGCAGCGCTCTTGTGAAGAATCCTTGGTAGCTGGGTCAGCTAAAGACTATGCCCAGTACCGTGAGATTTGCGGGGTGATACGAGGTCTAACCTCCGCAATACGAGAAATTGAAGACCTCTCGCGAAACTTTTTGGAAGACGAAGATGACTGAAATGACTGCGTTAGAACAGAAACGTAAGCTAAAGATAGAGGAGCAGGAAGCACAGGAAGTGGTTTTAGAGGAACAAATACCTAAACCCGTCGGGTATAGGATTTTAATTGCCCTACCAAACATTGAAGAAACTTATGGTGAAAGCGGCCTTCTGAAGTCCGAAAAGACCATGCGGGATGAGTATATCCTGTCAATGATTGGGGTAGTTCTGGACATGGGCGAGCAAGCATACAGCGATACAGACAGGTTCCCCACTGGCCCATGGTGTGAACGGGGTAATTATGTGATGTTTCGGGCTAATAGCGGTACAAGATTTAGGGTCGGCAAGCAGGAATATCGCCTAATAAACGATGATTCTGTGGAAGCCGTTGTCGATGATCCGAGTAAAGTTACTCGTGCGTGAGGTATAAAATATGGCTATGCAGCAGGTAGGGTATGAGTTTCCTGACGAAAAAGCAGAAAACTTAACAGAAATAGAAATTAAAGCGGATGACGAGGTTGATACTAATATAGATGTTGAACCAGCCGTTGGACGTGAAACTATACAACAGAAACCAAAATCTGTTAAAAATCAAAAAGATACAGAAAGTCTCCAAGCTGGAGAAGTCGAAATTGAAATTGAAGACGACACCCCAGTTGAAGACAGGGGTAGAACTCCGTCTGAGCCGCCAGCAGAAGTTACTGACGACGAGTTAGAAAACTACTCCGAAAAAGTCAAAAAGCGTATCCAGCACTTCAGCAAGGGCTACCATGACGAGCGTAGGGCTAAAGAACAGGCACTGCGCGAGCGTGAGGCCGTCGAATCTTACGCTAAACAGTTGATTGAAGAGAACAACCGGTTGAAGCAGGACGGGGTAAAAAGTCAGAATGCTTTGATTGAATCAGCTAAAAGGCAGGTAGAAGCTGAAATGCTGGCCGCTAAACGTGCCTATAAAGATGCGTACGAAAGCGGAGAATCTGATGCTATTTTGGAAGCCCAGCAGCAACTAAACAATGCACAGATACGTATGGAAAGAGTTTCTAGTTTTAAACCTGAAAAAGTGAAAAAAGAAACTCCTTTACAATCAGATAGTAATAGAGTACAACAGCAAGTACAGGCACCCCAAGAACAGCAAATTGCTAGGGATGTCAAAGCCGAAGCATGGCGCGATGAGAACCCGTGGTTTGGCTCTGACGATGAAATGACCGCTTTTGCGTTGGGGTACCATAACAAATTAGTCAAAGAGGGGGTTGACCCCCAATCTGACGATTACTACGAGAAGATAAATTCTCGTATGCGGAAAGTATTCCCGAATCAATTTGATGACGGGATAGATGAACCAGAGGAACCAAAAAAGAAGTCTAGCAATGTGGTTGCCCCCGCTACGCGGAGCACTTCACCTAACAAGGTGCGACTAACTCAATCACAAATTGCTATCGCGAAACGTCTTAACGTACCTTTGGATGTATACGCCAAACAGGTTGCACAATTAGCGAGGAATACATAATGGCTGAGAACAGACTCGATAGAGAGCTAAACACTCGTGAGAAGGTAACTAGGAAACGCTCATGGCGCAGGCCCGAGACGTTACCTACACCCGAACCGCAGGACGGTTGGGGCTTCAAGTGGGTTCGCGTAGCTACTCGTGGAAATGCTGATCCTACCAATGTAACCTCCAAACTACGTGAAGGCTGGGAGCCGGTTAGAGCTTCAGACCACCCTGAGATTGAACTTGCAGTTGTCGAAAACGAACGATTCAAGGACAACATCGTTATAGGCGGTCTAATGCTCTGCAAAGCCCCACAAGAACTTGTCGAGGAACGCAATGGTTATTATCAAGATCAAGCAAATAGCCAGATGCGCTCTGTAGACAATAACTTGATGCGCGAAAGCGATCCTAGGATGCCTATATTTAATGACAGGCGTTCCAAGGTGACTTTCGGAAAAGGTTAATCTAAGGAGTCTATCATGGCATCTTCCGCTACACCGTACGGGCTGAAACCCGTAAAGCGGGTTGATGGCTTACCCTATGCGGGTGCCGTCACTCACTACAAAATTGACCCTGCTGGGGTCGCCAACAACATCTTCTACGGCTCAATCGTGCAGTTGACTGCCGCTGGCTATGTAGAACTGGCTGATGGCACCGGCAAAGACATCACAACCAACAACTTCGGCGGTAGCGGAATTGGCGCTGCTGGCGTTTTTGTAGGTTGTGAGTATGTCGACAGCAATGGTCAGACACAGCACTCTCAATACTACCCTTCTGGCGCGTTGAACGCGGTAGCTTACATTGTCGATGATCCTAACGTACTGTTTCAGGCCCAGCTTGATGGTGTTAGTGGTCAGGATGATGTCGGTACTGTTACCGGTTTCCCCGCCGCTCAGAACGCTACCACTTCAGGCAACACCTCTACCGGTAACTCTACTATGGCACTCGATGCTACTGTACAGACTACCGTTGGTGGCTTGTTGATTATGGGTTTTGTATCACCTACTACTGATGCTTACCCAGACGTTCTGGTTAAATTCACCACTGGCGCACATCGTGTAACGATGAGCACCGGCGTCTAAGGAGTATTGACACATGGCTATTTCAAGAGCGCAACTTCTCAAGGAACTCCTGCCGGGTTTGAATGCCCTGTTCGGCCTTGAGTATCAGAAATATGGTGAAGAACACGCAGAGATTTTTGAAACAGAATCTTCTGACCGTTCTTTTGAAGAAGAAACCAAGCTGTCTGGCTTTGGTGCGGCCCCCGTC